ATTCAGGACGCGAGGAACTCGAAGTTTGCGTTCCAGACGGCCCTGAAGATGATGGAAGGTGGCTTCCGCCGACGTATTTTGAAGCTCATCAATGCCGACCTGATTTCTGATGGACTCGGCAAGCTGGCGATCATGCCAGCGGCAGACAACCAGACCACCATTACCGTGGATGCGCTTCCTAGCATCGACCTCGGAATGACCGTGGATTTGATTGATGCCTCTGACAATGACGCTGACCTTGCGGCTTCCCGTACGGTCACAGCGATTGATGTGCAGAATCGCACCGTCACCATCAGTGGATCAGCGCCCAGCGGCACTGCTGCCGGGGATTTCTTCTGTATTGAAAACACGACGAAATCTGGGGCGATTTATCACACTGAAGGTCTTCTGGGAATCATTGATGATGCCAATCCCCCGTCGGGGAATTACGGCAACATTAACCGCAGCACAGCGGGGAATGAGTTCTGGGAGTCGATTGTGTTGTCGAATAGTGGCACCAACCGTGCGCTCACGGAAGACCTTCTCATGCAGCTTGAGGATGCCGTCCGCGAGAAGGGTGGGGCCAAGCTCAACGCCTACATCTCCAATCTTGCCGTCGTCAGGCGCTATCACGAACTTCTGCGCGAAGATACGTTCTTTGCCATGAGTTCACCGAAAGCGTTTGCCGGTGGGTCAGGAGTCGGGCGTGACGGCGGAGCGCAGCAGAAGGGGAAAGACGGCGGCGATGGTCGCACGATCTACCGCTTCAGCGGCAATCCGTGGCATGTGGAGCCGTATTTCGCGGCGAACACGATTATCGGGATGGACACCAGTAATTTCTACATTGGACATGGAGAAAACTCGGTGCCTCGCCCGGTGTCAGAAGTCTTTGACGGCACCCCGTTCTTCCGTCAGACCTCCAATGCGACCTTTGAGGTGGCATGGTACTGGCAGGGGCAACTGCTGAGTGACAACCCAGCAGCCGGGGCCAAGATCGAAGATGTCGCGGAGTCGTAGAATCTGAGTAGGTGGGGGGAGGGGCATCTTGCCTCTCCCCTGTCACTTCGCCAGAAAGTAGGGACCAATGGGAATGAAAGCTATCGCAAAACTCGCCCCTGTTCATGTGGTTTATACCATTTCAGCCGGAGAAGCTGCGGATACTTGTATTTTTGTGGCGGATCAGGATTACGAAATCATGGACGTGCGTGAATGTCATAGCACGGCAGGAGCCAGCAGTACGACCTTGGATGTCGGCGTGGCCGCATCTGGCACGGCTCCAGCGAGTCTCACCACAGCAATTAGCTCGGCGTTAGCGTTGGATAGCACCGCGAATACGCCGGTTCAATCAACCCTGACCTCAACGCTTGCCAATCGAAAAATTGATAAAGGTGAGCAAATTGCGTTGAATTACACAGGCACCGTCACCGCCTATGAAGGGGCGGTGCATATTGTGCTGAAAGTGATTCGGACAAACACTAGTTACTAAGGAGGCGCATGGAGTCCTTTAATCCTGTTCGGTATTCACTGGAAGAGAATCAGTTCTTTCTCAAGCATCTGGGCGAGTCCCCGGTGGTCGCATTACAGGAGAACACCCCGAAGGGGGTCAATCCTGTCGCGGTGCAGGAAGTCCTGGGCGAACTCTACGAACTCGATGAACTGGAAAAGCATCGAGGGGTGCCGTGGGCAGGAAAGGAAGCCGTGTCTCAGATCATCACGCGCTATCTCTCTGAACACGAGAAGTGGGGCGAGATGGCGAAGCGTGGCGCACCACGATTTCCCACCATGTATGCGTGGGACGGCAAGGGCCGACCGCATCGCGGGGGCGTCACTTCGGATTCAGGTGAAGTCACCACCTATTTCGATGATAACGGCGATCGTCAGCCTCTCTCCGTTCCGTTGCGTGAGGCCGCGATTCCAGCCTTCAACGCACCGTGGGTCAAAAAGACCGAGCCAATCCCAGATAGTCTTGATGAAGACATGGAGAAGGGCGTGCTTCAGTGTCCCATTGATGGATGGACGGCAAACTTCAAGCCCGAATCACGCCAGTCCTACAATATGGCGCGAGGACGGATGGCGAAGCATTGCCGGTCCAGTAAGGACGAGCGGGTACAGGAGTTCGCGGTGAAGGTGTTTGGCTAACGATGCCTGAAAGCGCAGAGTCTTTCGGTGTCCCGGTTGCCAGTCAAACGCCGCCACCTATTGAGGAAGAACTGCATTTCTGGCACCCCCAACGCTTTGGTGTCACGTTTGGTCCTGAGAGTTTCAGAAAGAAGCTGAAGGGCGTCCATGAGGATCTGGATGTCACGTGGCATCCCGTCCAGCATCGGTGGCTCGTCTGGTATCGACGCCCACGGATCACGAACAAACTCTGTCCCGGCTGGTTGATGCTCTTTGTCGTCGAGGATTCCGAGCAGCGGTATGTCCCGCTGGACGACCGTGCGTTAGCAGCGGTTTACGAGCAGAGTGGCTTCAAGTGGGGGTCGGGCAAGAAATACTGGGCGCGGATTGAGGAACAGGCCCAGCGTGATCACGAGGCACGAGATAAAGAGCGTGAAAACCTCTTGGAAGATGTCGGCAGCGACCAGTGGGATCACACCAAGATTCAGGTCAGTATGCGTGGACCGTCCTCTGGCGCAGCGACCAGTGGGATCACACCAAGATTCAGGTCAGTATGCGTGGACCGTCCTCTGGCAGTAAGTTCGTGCGTCACCATGCGGGAGATTAAGCCGTGGCTACAGGTCAGTCGATGCTCGATACGATGGAGGTCATGGATCGCGGCCTCCAGTTGCAGTCTGGAGAAACAGGGGTTACGTTTGCCCTGCGTGCCTTAAACGCCTCACAGGACCATTTCGAGTCCATGATGGCCCTCCAGCCGAATGTGATGGGGTCGTCAGTGGGAACCGTCACCACGTCAGCAGACACCGAAGCGACGGCGTTTCCGGCGGGGTTGATTCGCCTGGATCGCGTGCAGTTTCTTGATCCGAACACCAGTCGTCCGCTCTGGGATTTGGAGCGGGTCGGTCCAGTCGGCGATCATTACGATTCACGGGTCATTGCCCCGTATGTGCAGTTTAATTCCACGACCACTGGACGCCCGATGCGGTATTGGACAAATGCAACGAACATCTACTGGGATCCGCTGCCCAATGCCACGCATACGATTCGGTATTACGGGATGAAGGTCGCGGACGATATTACGGCTGGTGGGACGTTTGCGTATCCCGACATGGTGATGCTGCCGATTGTCACATTTGCCGTGAAGTTGCTACGCGTCGGGAAAGACGATGAGGCTGGTCCGATTACAGATGTGGGGATGCAGGTCTTCGGTCCAGTCATTCAGACGATGGCCCGGTTTAATCGGGATCGACCACCCGGCTATGATTATCGGTATGTTCATACGGAATAGGAGTCCCGATGGCGTTTATTCAAGCAGATTTTCAGGACATTCGAGACGAACAACTCATTAAACGCGCTGCGATTGATGCCGCAAGTAGTGGGGATAACACCCTCGTGGCAGCGGTCACAGGCAAGAAGATTCGCGTCTTGGCGGCGTTTTTTACCATGACAGGTACGGCAGTCACGATCCGATTTGAGGATGGGGCTGGCGGCACCGCACTGACAGGTCAGATGGGACCCACAGCGGGACAGACGATTGTCTTGCCGTTTAACCCGGTCGGCTGGTTTGAAACCTCTGATGCCACGTTGCTTAATATGGAACTGAGCGGCGGACAGTCCGTGGATGGCGCGTTGGTTTATATTGAGGCGTAAATGGCGCATCAGGAAGGTCACTATACCGGAACCACTGCTGATCTTGATCGATGGGGTCGCAGGGATCGATCAGGTCGCAGGAGTCGAATTGTCGAAAAGAAGGAAGAGAAGAAAAAGAAACCTGCACAGCGCAGAGCTTCGACCCGTCCTTCTTTAGAAAAAACGGGTCAGGCAATAGTTCGTCGAAGTCCCCCAGAAGACCTGCATCCTGAGATTACCAGTCGATTAACGCAGGGGCAACTCTCGTCTCTCAGTCCTGGGGATATTGCGAGCTTAGAGCAACTCATGAGTAGTTTGTCTCGTCCAGAGGACGCTTGGGTGGAGCAATCCATTCAAGAACGCGGATTAGATCGATACAACTTGTCAAGAAACAGGGATGATCTGAATGTCCCCTGGCATGACGAGCCGATTGATTTTTTGGAAAAGATCGCGGAAACGGTGCCGCTTGGTGAATCTCTTGTGCCGACCACGCCTCGGGACATCGCGCTTGAGACTGCGATATTACTGATGAGTGGCGGTGCGGGAAACATGTTGGCCACAGGAAGAAGGATTCCGTGGGCTGCGGTAAATCCGAAAGGTAATAAACCTTTTACGTTTGGTCCACGAGTCGCTGATAAACTCGCAGAAATGCTACCTGCAGGGACGGCAGAGAATTTACTGGAGGGTGAGGGGATACTTTCTCGTATTGCTCAATATATTCATCCAGCGAAGAAAATTACACCACCCAGGCGTCCAGTTCCTACAATCTCGAAAAGAAAAGTTGGACTCGATCCTCAGGACGTGCCGTTTGATTTTCGTTCAGCGACACGACATCTCCCTGAAGATATACAAAACCTTCCTCGGTCACAATGGAAAATTGATCGAGAACAGGCAGGTAAAATGAGGAAGCGAGGCACGAGTCCACTTCAAAGACGGGTTGGTCGAGGTAGATCGGAACGTCTTGCTAGAGCGGAGCCCCAGCACTCTCCTGTTCGTAGACGAACGGGTCGATCGAGAAGATCGCAGGAAATCCAAGCTGATAGAGACTTTTTGCAGTCTATTGGAGTTAGGCCGGACTAATTACTATGGCTGATATTCAAGTTGTCAATACCGACGCAGATTTAAGCGACAATACTCTGCTGACGGAGGAGAACGCCTACACCATCACGGGGCTGCATACCTTCAGTCGCAGCACTAATGCTCCGTTTGCCTGTATCTCAGGCGCAGGGGTGGTGGCCTATCTGGACGCCGATAAGCTCGACGGGCAAGAGGGTGCGTATTATCTCGCTGCTGCAAATGTCACGGGAACACTCGCCGTTGGAAGTGGCGGCACGGGAGCCACCTCTCTGACAGATGGGGGCGTCCTGCTTGGCAGCGGCACCAGTGCGGTGACGGCAATGGCCGTCTTGGCTGACAGCGAGATGATCGTTGGTGATGGCACGACGGACCCTGTAGCAGAAAGTGGGGCCACGCTACGCACCAGTATTGGCGTTGGCACCGGGGATAGCCCGCAATTCACAGGTGTGGAGTTGGGCCATGCTACCGACACGACCCTGACACGGGCAAGCTCAGGAAATGTCAACATCGAGGGCAATCTTGTCTATCGGGCCGGTGGGACAGATGTGCCAGTGGCCGATGGAGGCACGGGTGCGTCAACATTTACCGATGGTGGCGTGTTGCTCGGCAGCGGAACGTCTGCAATTACGGCTACGGCTGTCTTGGGGGATGGGGAGATTCTCATCGGCGATGCGTCAGGCGATCCCACGACGCTTGATGTTGGAAGTTCCTCTGGTATTACGATTCTTGGAACCATTGCGACAGGTGTGTGGCAAGGAACTGCGGTGGCTGATGCCTACGTAGCAAACGACCTCACGATTTCTGGAGGCACCGTCAACAATAGCGTGATTGGAGGATCGACTGCCGCTGCTGGATCGTTTACCACACTTTCGGCTTCCAGCACCGGGGCTAGTTCCCTTGATATCGGCGGAGGACTCAACGCTGGCACGGGGAATGTGGCACTGATTGGCACAGACGGGAAGATCAATGGTCCGTTGTCATCGACCATTATTGACGATCTTTCTGGAGCCAATCTCACGACGCTCAGTGCGTCGAACATTTCATCGGGAACACTAGCCAATGCCCGACTTCCGAGCAACGTGGATCTTGGAGGCACACTTGATGTCACAGGTGCCACGACACTCGACGACGATCTGTCGGTAGGCGCGACTGACTTCTTTGTAGATGACTCTGAAGGTAAGGTTGGAATAAATACCGCCGCTCCAGAGTCTAAGCTGCACATACTTGTGACAGATTCAGGAATTACTCCGAACGCGAACACGCATCTGTTTATAGAAAAGGGGAGCAACGCACAGTGGATCGAATTTGGTGCGCCTAACGATGTTAATGAGGGTGGAGGTATTCTATTTTCTGATCCAGACGCAGGCGGGGTTGGGAGTATTAACTACAACCACAACACAAATTATGTACAGCTTGGACCGAATGCTTCCACGTCTGGTGCGTTTTCTAAGGGATCTGGAAGCTTTAAGATTGATCATCCTCTTTCATCGAAAACAGAAACACATCATCTGGTTCACAGCTTCATAGAAGGACCACAGTGCGACCTGATTTATCGCGGAACCGCAACACTTTCATCTGGAGAGGCTACGGTAAATCTGGATACCGCCTCTGGGATGACTGAAGGTACATGGGTCTTACTCTGTCGTGGAGAACAGTGCTTTACGTCGAATGAAACCGGATGGACAAGCGTGCGAGGAAGCGTGACGGGAAACATCCTGACCGTCGAGTGTGAGGACGGTACATCGACCGATACAATTTCATGGATGGTGGTGGCAGAGAGGCACGATACGCACATCCTGGAAACGGACTGGACGGATGGAGATGGTCACATCATCCTAGAACCCGAAAAGCCTGAAGAGCCATAAGGCGCGTCGTCATGGGCTATCCGATTCAGACCCAAGTCTTCTCCGTCTTCCTCGGCACCCAAGAGGGGATTCATTCCGTCGCGCTGCCAGCCATTTATTCCTCCAGCGGAAGCCGGAACCTCTGGATTGACAAGCTCGGTCGGGCGAAGAAGATCCTCGGCTACAGCAAGCAGAACTCTTCAGCCGTTACGACTAATACGGGTGCGAGTGCGACACGACTGCGTGCGCTCCGCGCCTACCGGAAGACCGAAAGCGATGGGACGTTCACGCGCCAGCTTCTCGGCCTCTTTGACGATGGCACAAACGAGTGTGAACTCTGGTATAGCACCAACGATGGCGCAGCTTGGACCTTTATTGCCGATTTCGGTTCTGGCTCTGTTGGTGCTATTCCTGATTTCGCACAGGTAGACAATACGCTGTTCTTTGCGGATGGCGTCGTTGCGCCACGGGCCTGGAATGGGAGTTCCTTGTCCACGGCAGGGGCTAGCGGTAAGTCTCCCACGATCACCGCTTCGGTCAATACGGCGTCAGGGCAACTGAACGGCTCCTATACGTGGAAGATGGTGAGCGTCGATGCGGCGGAAGCGCGGTCAGCCGGATCAGTGACCTCCAACGTTATCCAGTTGCAGGACGAGAAGGCCAATCTCTCATGGACTGCCGATAGCGATACCGACATCACCGGCTACGAACTCTACCGGACGACCGGGACCGGCGCGAACTACTATTTCGTTACGTTCATTGACGGACGGACGACCACGAGCTACACCGACAATGCGTCGGATCTGGACATCCTTGAACATCGACTCTTACAGGAGCATGGCGATGCCCCAGCCAGCGGTAGTTACTATTGTGAACCCCACAAGCAGCGTCTCTGGTGGGGGCGCACCAATGCCAATCCTCGGCGTGTCTTTTGGTCCGATCCAGGACTCCCCGATCAGGTGGGAGCGAATAACTATCTCGATTTCACAGATCAATCATCGGTCGGAGACATCGTTACAGGGATGGTGGGGGACTTCGAGGGGATGTTGGTCGTGTTCCAGGAGCGCAGCATCTGGACCGTCAGTGGCACCGGGCAAATAGTCTCCGACATCATGGACTGGGTGCGAACCAAGTCCAATGCAGTGGTGGGGGCCGTCTCCCAGCGGTCCATCGTGAAGGTGCCAGCAGGAGCGGTCTATACCGATTCCTCTGGAAACCAGGTCACGACGCCTCGCGTGATGCTGGCGTATTTCACGCCGCTGGGGGACATTCGGATCTTCGACGGGAACAACGACACCATTATCTCCACGCCAGTCAAGGAAACACTCAAGACGGCGCTCTATGCCCAGCGTGCCAAGGTCCATGCCACGCATGACATTGAAAACGGTCACATCATGTTCTTCTGGGCGGGGCCGACCACTTCAGGGGATGATGCGGAGCCGAATCAGGCGGTGGTCTGGAACTATCGCTGGGGCGTCTGGTATGTGTGGCCCGATATGCCGATGTCGGGTGGTCTGGAACTATCGCTGGGGCGTCTGGTATGTGTGGCCCGATATGCCGATGTCGGCGTCCACCACGATTGAAACCTCCACTGATACGCAGGTGATTCTGACGGGCGAGGCGCAGACGGGCAAGGGTGGGTTCTGCTACGAGTTCTTCGACGGTGACAGCTTTGACGGCTCCAACATTCCGGCGCGGTGGATTACCAAGGTCATCTACGGGACGGACAACTCGTGGAGTACGCGTGCGCCACAGCAACTCATGTCGTATGAGAAGCGGTTTCGGTGGGTGGATATTGTGGCCGAAGCCGACTCTGATGTGACTCTGACGGTGGAATGGATGAGCGGTAGCTCTTCTGACGAGGCGGTCGGACGCGGGAGTGCCAGCAAGTCAATTGAACCACTAGGTCTTCAGCTTATTACCGCTGATGGGAACGGGATTCAGACAGCCGCAGAGTCCAATATCACGATTCCGTTCGATTCTGTGCAGAGAATCATTAACATGGAAGGGTCCAACGGGGACTTCATTCAGGATGTCGGGTGCCGGATTCGCATCAGCGATGACGCCCAGAACGGCAGTTGGAGTCTGGAGGGGATGACCCTCGGGTTTCAGGTGCTGCCGGGAGCCACGCGGCGGTTGCAGTAATGGGCCAAACAGCGATTGGTCGCCCACGGCTTACGCCTCGATTTAAAGATACCAGTCCCACTGTCTTCGATACATTTGGACAGTCTCTTGCGAGGCGAGGGAAGGGTCGAATCAACACGCTACTGGATCTGCTCTCTGGATCTACGCCGGAGGAAGAGGCACAGAACTCTATTCTGTCGCTCATGCCGGGTGGAACAGGGACAGTTCTCCTCAAGAACGTAACCCGTCCACTCTACGAGACGGCGGTTAAAAGTACGCCGTCTGCATCGCTCGGAGTCAACGATATCCTTCGAGTTTTAATGCATAGGCGGCAGCTTCCAGAACAGGCCGGACAAACTGCTGGACGAGGCGGTGTGTTTTTTGCCCCAGAGGGTCATCCAGGATTGTCTTCGTTCACTCATAAAAGGTATCTTCCGTTCGGCGGTCCTGATGTGGTTCAAGCAGCAGGGGAGTTTACGAATCCACTCATCACTCGTGGCGGGTTTGGTAATAAGCCTACCCAACGAGCCTATGAACATCTCACTGGAAAACAATGGGACGATCTTGTAAGGGAACTAGGTGAGTTTGCATCTCGGGCAAGAAATCCAGAAGCAGGTTTGGATGCTGGGGAGATTTGGGACTTCTTAGAGAGGCACGGAGGAAATCCCGAGCTTGCAGGAGAGATCGTAAGTGGTTCTCCGTACAGACGGACAGAAAGAACATTCCATCCATCCGGCGAGATGGACATGGACTGGGGTAGTTACGGAAGCGGTATGCAAAGAAGGATCGCTACTCTTGAAAACATCGCTGCTCAACAAGCGAAGATCCGAGATATAGATGCGATTGTTGGGGTTTCACGAAGAAAGGGCGCACCAGCCATTAGTGAGATTTTCGATTTAACGCGGTCAGATAATCCAATGGATATCGTTAAGGAGAATCCTTTAACAACGTGGCATCGTGGGTCGGGGGTCCAGAGACGTAGATAATGGCCCGATCTAACATCCCGCTCGATTTCCCGACACCCGACTTTGCGCGGATACGGGAGGAGTCTGGGATCGTCACGGAACAGGCGATGCGGTCGCTCTATTTCTCGTCCCTCGATACGCGCCGGAGACTGCAACGAATTCAACAGGAGCTAGGATGGCAAGATGTCACATTCGCCGCCGGAAACTTCACGGCAAACAGCGGCACATGGACGGTGGCAAGCGCCGACCAGAAGC